TAGGTTTATAAGGCTAAAATCAAATGAATCGTTATTTACATTTAAACCTAGTCCTGATACAAGATTAGCTGCTGTATCTGTAGCTTTACTTCTATCAGCTGTAGGTGTGCATGTTATAATTCCTGATAAAATATTATCTGCAGACACTACCGTAGTACCATCATCTGTAACTTCTGGATCGTTTTGATATTTTATTACGTCTGGATTAGCTGAATTTCTCATATATACATTTCCAGTTGACATAATTAAATCTCCTGTATTTACTGTTACATCATGGGTAGCTCCCCCTGCAATTGTTAGTGCAGCTGTTGCACTACCTGCAGTTGAATAAGTTTTTAATTGTATATCTCCATCTGTACCACTTGCAGATTGACCAGAAGTAACAATTACACTACCCCCCTGACCACTACCACTTGCTGATCCAGCATTTATATTTAAAGATCCTGACGCACCATCTGCAGATCCTCCTGATTCTATTGTTAAACTACTTCCTGTAGTACTTGATGTTGTAGCATTAGGTTTTATAGATGCCGCTGCGTTAAAAGCTATACTACCACCTACATTTAATACTTCGCTATTAAAATAGTTTCCTGATGTTCCTAAATACGTATTAGCAGCAGTTACTCTTATACCTTGACTAGTAGACCCGTCAGCACTTAAATATGCAGTACCTAAATCTATATTGTTATTAGCCATATCTAATATTCCTGCCATTGTAGATAAACTAGCTGCTATAGATATAGCTCCTGCAGTATTAGCAATTGTTACATTAGTACCAGCTGTAAGAGTTGCTAAAGTAGGTATACCTGTAGTTGCATTACCTATAAGTAATTGCCCATTTGTAGACATTGCTGCTGTAGCTTTTATAGAATCTGTAGCATCAGCATAAAGCATTGCTCCTTTAGCTATTGTAGATAATCCAGTACCTCCATTTGTTACTCCATTTTCTCCTGTTACTGTTCCTGTAAAATCTACAGAACTTAAAAACCCTGCAGTTGTATTATTACATAAACTAAGATCTATACCAGCTTCTAAAGCTGTTAATACTATATTATTAGAAGTTGTATCTACAGTTAATAGTCCTGTGTCTCCTGATTTTATTCCTTTAAATACTATTTGATTTTTATTTGTTAATGTTGCACTAGTGTAAAGTGTTTCACTAGATGTACCTGCTGTTGATACCGCAGGAAACATAGAAGATACAGTAAGTTTTTGAGATGCTCCTGTATTACTGTTAGATACTAAAAAATAGTCACTATCAGTTACACTTGTTTTAGCCAACGTTCTTAAGTCTGTTACTTTTGCCATTTTTATATTTTTATATTTCTAAATCATCTATACCATCTACTCCTTGTTGTATATCCGGAACAATCTGATTAGATGAACTTCCTGTTAATAATTGTGGGTCATTACCGCAATCTCTACAAAACTTATTTGCAAAGTTAATAAAATTATCTATATAATTAATATTGTTAGAATTTGATATATATCTCATGTTATCATTACAATATGCCCAATATCCTGATATGTTTCCAGAAGCATTTTCTGGATCTAATCCTGCTACACTTACTGGTGTAGGTAACCCGCTTTGAGCTGGTCCTTGGAAAAACCATATATTTCCACTTATATGATGCTTTATTATATCTCCAGGAGTTAGCTCTCCTGTTCCACTTGGATCAAATAAACTCACAGTAGATGTTGTTCCTACTGCAGGTGTTAATGTATTTACATTAGAATCATTTAATCCTGTACTTGGTCCTCCTTCTACCCAAAGGTCTTCACATGATCTATATGCAGACGAAGGACTAGGAGTATTTGAGTCTTCACAGTTATAAAGACAATCTAAACCTATTTTCTTTAATAGGTAACCCATTAATATTAATTTCCATACATTCATTATTGAACAATCATCTGCTTGCCCAGTAACTAGTTTATTATAATAATCAAATCCATTTTCTGCTATACATACTTCTATTCTTCTAATAGTTTGATCAATTCCTGTAGGTATACATGGGTGAGGTTGACACGCTGATCCTCCACTTCCATATTCACATATTCCTGGAACACATTCTTGAGTTGCAGATGGGTTATAATTTGTAGCATTTTCATCTGTACATCCACAATACTCACAAGATCCGTCATCATACAATGCAGAAGGATTATAATTGTCAGCTGCAGGATCTGTACAACCACAACTAGTTCCCGAACTTGGAATTGAAACTTCAAAAACTAATTCACATCCATGACAATCTAATATTGTAAATGTAAGTGTTGTTGCTGGTAAATTACAAAATTCAATAGCTGTATTAAAATCATAATTTCCAGGAGGTATCCAATTTGTAGTAGATTGAGATAAACCACAAAATGTAGTACAAGTTACAAGCTCCCATTGACCTGTATTACAAGTCGATGACGTAACTGTAAGTTGTACACAACCATCATTATTAGTTCCACAATAGTATCCTGTACCAGAAGCAATTATATAACTTGTTGCAGCAGTAGTTGTATAAGAAACAGTCATTGGTGGGTCATCGCAATACGCACAACTTCCATCATCACATGCAGGAGGGTTTCCTACATAATTATTGTTAGATATTGGACCAGAATACCCATAGTTAATTGCAGTTGGGTCTGTACACCCGCAAGGAGTATAAACACAACTACCATCATCTATTGTAGCAGTAGGATCGTAATTTGTTGCTGTTGGGTCTGTGCAACCATAAACATCAGTGTAACAAGTACCATCATCACAAGTTGCATTTGGATCATAATTACTTGCACTAGGATCCGTACATCCATAGACACAATATAAACATGTATCATCACATATAGCTGCAGCATCGTAATTTAATGCTAAAGGATCTGTACATCCGTATATAGGTAAATATATACTAACTGTAGGACTTGTTACAGTACAATCAGGAGCTGCAGAATAAGAACTTACCCACTCTATTCTATAGTCTCCATTTCCATTAATTTGAAAAGCTTGTTCTGTTATAGTAATTACAAATGGACTAACAATTCCTTGGCCTAAAGAGCCTATACTTGTTGAAGGTCCTACGTTGATCCAACTTCCACTATCATAATATTGTATTTGATATACTAAAACTTCTGCAGGAGGAAAACAACTAATTGAAGACTCATATGTAAAATTAGTACATGGATCAAAATTAGCTACCGGTGTAAATGTTGGTGTATCACAACAGTAATTATTATTTAAATCACAAATTGTTTGATCTTGAAACCATAAATTTGAATCACCAATTAAAACTCCATCTGAAGTAAGTCCTGTATTAGTTAAAAAAGGATCTTGACAAGCTGGTACTGGTATTGGTATGTCAAAAATTTCATAACATTGTTCTTGCTCTACTCCTGTAGCATCTGGATCATCTACATAAACTTTTATACTATAATATCCATATGCAAATCCTGCTCCTAATGTAGCTGCATTAAGTAAAACATTCCAACCTACTGAACCTACACTAGTTATTGTGCTACCTACTTGTGTAGTATTAGCATTAAATCCTGCTAATGTTCCAAAAGCAGAATTACCACTTGGAGTTTGTGAATCCCATTTATATAACTCAACTTTATAATCAGCATTTTGTGTTGTACCAGTAACTATATTGTTTATATATGCTTGAAATTGAACTGAGGCTTGTATTCCTACAATTTGAATTTCTGAACCTGTGTCTGTACTATTAGTTGGGTATACTATTGTAAAAGGATTGCTAAGCGCTTGTGCAATAGGAGCTACTGTATTTGGAGGACTATTACCATCAACTAATTGACCAGTTGTATCATCACAATAATGACATGATACGTTATTTGAAATAGTAGCATTAGGATTATGATTTAAAGCATTGCTATCTGTACATCCTACTACTGGTAAAGGGTCTTTTAATTGTACTCCTATAACTTGAGCTAAACATACAGTAGAACTAGAGTCAAAAACAAATACATTATATAAACCTTGTTTAAGACCAGCACTATTAGTTGTTCCTTGTGCTGCAGGAACATATCCTTGTGCGCTACTAGTTGCATAAGTTGAATTTCCTGTTCCTCCTTGTAATAGTCCATTATTAGTATTATCAGCTGCTGTTAAACCATTTCCAAAAGTAAAAGAGTTTGAACTAATAGCTCCAGATCCAACAGCGTGTCCTGCAGTGTTTCCTTGCATTTGATAACTTACATCTTGACTTTGTAATACAAATGTATAATTTGCATTACCTGTAGGCAGCCCAAATGTTGCACCTAATAAACTACTTGATCCAAATCCTCCATCTTTTATAGTTACATTTATCCATCCATTTGTTCCTCCAGGAGTAGTAGGATTAGAACCTTGAACATTAAGAGTTAAAGGTTGAGTACTATAAGATATATCGTCACCGTTAGAGTTTACACAAGATGGACAACAACTTTGAGGGGCAAATACAGCTGTAGTTGGATCTAATAAAACTGATGATGGAATACTAACACCGTCACAATCATTTCCTGTATATTGATAGTATGCCATACTATTTGGATCTGCACATGCATCTATTACAGGTCTAGGCTCTCTTTCACAATTAGGAATATTATCTGAATACATAATATAACTTCTAAAAGAATATCCATTTCCATCTCCTCCATATATAGAATCATATCCTCCAAACATTCCATATCCCTGTAAACCATTCCAAAATTCAAGAAGATATTGATCACTATGTATTGTGCTTGCAAATCCAAAATTTACTAAATTTCCAGATTGGTCTGTACTTCCTGTCCAAGGCAGTTGATTATCATAATTACTAGCATATGGGTATGAAAGTTTTATAACATGGTACTCATGCTCATCTGGACCAGGTACAGGTTCTCCTAATCTTGCAGGATTGGTTTGACCCCACCAAGCTGGTGAAGCAGGATTTGCATTAGCTAGCTGTGTCAGTCCAAAATACTGTCTATGGCTATGATTAAAATGGTTAAGTGTACCACCACCAGCACTTGTTAATTGAAAAGTTTGATCTATTATACTTCCACTAAAATTTGATCCATTAGCAAATACCCATTGTCCTTCAGGTAAAGTATCAACTATTGTTCCACTATAAGGATTTAATACTACTCTAGAAGCAAAAATTTCTAAATAATTACCAGATATAAGACTAGGCCAAGGCCCGTATGTTCCAACATTTCTATAAGTTTGGACTTCATTGTCTGGATTACAATTAGTAGTATATGTATCAGAGTCTAAAGATGTAGGCGATGCTATACCTAAAGCTACTAGAGGATTATTATTATTTGCCCATTTACCTGGTAAAAGTATTACAAATTCTTTTGAAAATCCAGACTGCCATGTGACACGAATAGTTCTTGGAGTAGCCTCATCTGGTAAAGCTGAATTGTTATATGTAATAATAATATGAGTACTAGTTTGAGTTACTAAATTAGCAATATTAGTAAACGTTACATCCGTAACCATTGTTACAACATCATATCCTGCAGCAGTTATACCTGAACCTGGTTGTGTAGATTCGTTAACAAATCTATTAACTATAATTCTAGAATTTCCTACACTATTTGGTTGAGTTTCTGCAGCTATTAATATATATCTAGGAGGATTTCCAGCGGGTCTACCAAATTGTACTGGATTACCCTTATATTCGGATGCATCTATACCAGAAGATTCAGATCTTGTATCTTCTCCTAATTCTTCTTTAGTATTTGTAGAAGATCTTTCTTCTGTCTCTCTTGATAGCCTTTTTACTTTAGGCTTTTGTTCAGCAGAGGCTTCTTTATCCTGGTTGTAGGGAGATTCTTCAGTTGCCATATATTGTAATTAGTTTAGCAATCGCATCCGCAACTTTCGTCACAAATTTCTTTTGCTTTTAAATATTTTGAATTTGCGTCATCTATAAAGCCTGGTTTTTGGCTTAAAGGTACACCGTTTGCTTGTACCAAAGCATAATTAGCAGAGTCAAGTAATAAAAATACTTTTTGAGCTTTTGCTAAAGTTTTTGAACATCTTGCACAGTCACAATGACAGTCTATAAGTTCATTAGTTAATTTTGTTAAACAACAATCAATATCACAATGTAGTAATACTGTTTGTCTGTCTATTTCTCCTCCATTTTGAACATTTAATACAACTGTTATAATTCCATAGTCAACTGTTAAATTGTTAACTGGAATAGGATAGCTAATAGCTGGTGATCCTGGTTGTATAGTAAATGTTGGATTAAGATTTCCATTTACAGGAATTCCATTAGCATCTATTATATCTATTTGTAAATTAGTTGCCTGTTGAGCACTGTAATTTATAATTACTGATAAGAATTTACAACTGTCTGCTGCGTTTAAAGATAATGCCATATTTTAAATTTTATAAAAAAAGACCGATAGGGGGACTAATGCCCCCTATAAGTCTTATGTTAATTTAGGATTAAGCTCCTAAAGATGTACCTAAGTAATATTCAATAATTACTTCAATAACTCCTGCTGTTAAAGATGCTGTTGCAACTGTAATAGTAGGACGTGCTGCTGAAGTAGTTTTATCTGCTACTACTGTATGAGTTACGTCTTCATCATCAAATACTCCATTGTCAAATGCAGTTGCCGCTACTAAAGCTGCTCCTCCACATCCAATAGCTACAGTAGCTGAACCACCGCTAGTCATTGCTGTTGATACGTATGTTATACAATCTGTAATGATTGCGTTTTCTGGAATAGTTATATCTGCATCTGCAGGTGTAATAACTCCTGCCCCATTTCCTGCCAAACCTTGGTTTGAAGCGGAGTGAGATCCTCCATCAACTGCAAAATCATATACAAATTTAACTGATTGTTTTACTAATCTACTTGCCATGTTTTTTATATTTTAAAAGTTAATATTTATTATAAAGTTACGTTAGGGAATACTCCTGCAAAATAACCGTTTAGTTTGTTTTCAAAGATTGCACTATCTGCATCACCTGCTACTGCTGCAACGTTAAGTTCAATTAGGTTGTCAACTCCATTAATTTGAGAAGATGAAGAACCGTCTTTAGTTGCTACAATTGAGTACATATCATAATTTGTACTTGTTACAGATTCTAAAGTAGGTTGCTTTGGTAAGTGTCCTCTCATGTAGAATCCAGCTTGAATACCTTGCTGTGACTCTTCAAAAGCTCTTACTGCAAATCCGTCACCGTATCCTGGGTTTCCACCTGTAGTAGCTGAAGCAGTATGTGTTTGAGGAGTACCTGCAAAACTTTCTACGATTAGTTTAATTTGTACTGGTTCGTAATCCCAAGTGTTTCCACTATAAGCTACATCACCTCTAATTGCTCCTGAAAACACAACTGTTGAACCTGCTGTAGCGTCACAAACTGGATTTAACCAATCTGGCTTTACTAAAGAAGCATCTTCAAATGCTGTTTTAATTGCAGCATCTGTATCAGCTTCTGCTGTACCGTTTGCAATATCAGTAGTAAAACTAAAGAATTCTTGTCTAGGACCTGAAGTCTTTATAAATTTAAGTACTAAAGCACCTCCTGTAGTAGCATTACCTGAAATAGTATCAGTAACTGTACATGCTTGTGGAGCTACATAAGATTTACCACTCCAGTTAATTACATCTTTACCGTAAATCCAAGGAGTTACAATATTTTTTCCATCTTTACCACCACCTACAATTCTAATCATAGGAGCATCTACTATAGAGTCTCCTAAAACTAAATCAGTTGGTCCAGATGCGCTCATTTTTTGTATAGTGATTGCACCGTCTTCAACAGGATTAGCTGTAGATCTTGTAGTACCATCACCAATAATTAAATGTCTTGCCATTTTTTTATTTTTTTAAAATTAATATTTATTCATTTTTACCTACCTCAGCTTCGTGAGTTTGGTATCGAGGGTCACTAATTCCCTCTAATATACTGCTTACTGTCATATCCACAATCGTTTGATGAGTATGGTCTGGTAGCTCACAATCAATTCCCAAAGATAGTGAAATTTTCTTTGGATTTCTTATATATGTTATTTTCACTGCGTCTATTATAAATATATCATTCGTGTATATATCTATGTTGTTTCCACGTATAGTAGTAAGAGGATCTGTTTTTTTAGTTGTATTAAACGGATCATGTAATAATGTAAATACATCATCATGCTGAACAAATGTATTACTTACTGTATTAGTAATTGTACCTGAAGGATGATGACTAGATACTCTTTTTTCATTGTAATCTAATGTTGCATTATTACCTGTAGCTGTTTTTAAAACTGTTGATGTAGAATCTAAAGCTGCTAAAGTAGAAACTGTACCTATAGAGGCATCCCACTCAAACCATGAAATTACATCTGTATTTATTAAAACAATAAATTGTCCTGGAAAATGTAAAGTATTAAATTGTTCCCAATAAATTTCAATTCCTGCAGGAGGATTAGCTACTACATTTGTAATTAACTGTCCAATATCTTGAGGAAATTGATAATTATTAGTATTACTCCAAATAGTCACTTGACCTGTTGTAGTGTCATTTATATCTTCATATAAAACTAAAGAGTCTGCAATTTGACTATTGTCATTACAAACAAATTCACTTAAACCTATTGCAAAATAAGGTTTTAAAGCTTGTGTATTTATAGAATCTAACTGATAATTTATAGATTTACAATTTTTTCTTGAGACAACTTTAGATAATTGAGACACTAAATACATGTAATTTGAAGGCAAAGAAAATGTGTCAACAAAAATATTTGTAGTTAACTGCTCTTTAAATGTAGCAGTTCCTTCAAATTCTGTTACTAAATTTCTAAGATCGTCAATTCTTTTTTGACTTTCTTCAAAACCTTTTCTATATATATTATTTTTACCGTATCTAGTATTTATATATTTACTTACGGCTTTATTTAACTCAATATCTATTTCTTCTCTTAAAAGCGTATCAGCCTGGAGTGAATTAATTTTATCCACTCCTTGCTGAACTGCCAGATGCATTTGTTGTACATTCATATTATGTTAAAGATAATTCTTTAAGCTTTGCTCTTAGTATAGTTAATTTTCCAGAATTCTTTTTATCTTTAAGATAAACAATTGTGTCTTCTACTGTATCTCCTAACACTTCATCTATAAAGATAACTTGATTTCCAATTTTTCTTAAAACTCCAGCTGAAACAAACTCGTCAATTTCTGCTCTTAGCTCTAAATTTTTATCAGTTGCAATTCTAACAAATTTCTTTGGGTCAGAATTTTTTAACTCATAAAGAGAATTTTCAATTTGGTCTTCAGTCATCCTATCAGGATTAGTGCTAGACATTAATCGTAAAATTCTTTTCATATTTTTTAGATCTGAAGAAACTTTAATAAATTCTTTATCTGCATCCTTTTTAAGCTTGATAGAGTTATTTTTAACTTTATCTTCTCTTGAAAGGTCTTGAATATAGAACTTTTTAGTAACGCTTGAGTTCATTTCTTCTTTAGTTAAGCCAACATAAGGATGTTTAATAGCAAAATTATATTTAATAAAATCCATAATGCTTATTGGTGTACCATCTTCATGTTTACCTATTTCAAGTTCAACCCCTGTAAATCCTACAGGTATTGTCATATCTGCCCAGAATCTTTTAGAATGTTTAGGCCAGTCTACGTGCTCTGGCGAAACATCTAAAATTCCTTGCATATATTTTTTTTCATCTTCAGGACTAAATCCTTTTAATGGTTGCCTATTTACATAGACACTACTAAGCCTTGTTCTTGCTTCGGCTCTTACTGCTTTAGGTAGATGACCTCCTAGGTCTTTTCTCCTTAAATACACTTTTTTACTCATAATAATAGTTCTTTTAAAGTCTTAGTTAGGTGGATGTAAAGAATAACTCTCCGTAAGATAATTAATTAAAGAAGTAGGGGATTGCTCCCCTACAACCTTAATCAAAAACCAATATATAGACGCACGTTAATGCCAAATTAGGACGCTACACAAGTTATATCAAGCGAAGTATCAAATCTCTTAAGAGCGATACCAGCTGTTTTTAACATGTGAACGCTTGCCCCGTCAACATCAGATGCTCTTGTGTCTGTGCTAGAGAATCCTCTAGGAACTACAGAACCAGCAACACACCATCTCATAGACTCACGACCTTTCTTAGAGATCATTTGTAGGTTATTTTGACCGTCATAGTTTGACTGATCAACAAATACCATTCTATAAGATTCAAGAGAGTATCCAGTTGTTGGGTGCTTTGCACGAGCCTGAGCTACTGCACCATGATCAAATAATGGAAGTTTTACAACATTCACATTATGTCCATCTACATGCTCGTACGAAGTAAAGTAACCAGTTAACCCTAATGATCTACCAGAACCTGTGATGAATCTATTCTCACCACCTACTTTCCAAGTATTACCTGAGAAGTGTGATTTAAGAGCCTCATCAAATTCACGAGCTCCACCAGTACCAGTATAAAGAGTTATCTGCTTTTGAGCAGCATCAGTCATTGAATAAAATAAATCACCGATGATGTTCTTAAGTTTTGTTTCAGTCATTGTAGAGTAAGTGTCTGTTTCAACAATTTGCTCTAAAAGACCAGGACCTACGATTACAGGTTGTCCATTCTCATCTTTCATGTAAGTATGTCCATTTGCATCATAAGTTTTTTGACCATACCAGTAGTACATTTCACACTCTTCTTTAAAGTCAAGCATGTGTAAGTACTCTTCGTAGTCCATCCAAAGTTTAGTAGTAGATCCACCTTT